GTGCGACTCGCGTCTTGCGAAGACCTATTCTGCGTTGTCGAAGACGCGGTTAATCCATGCTCGGCAGTCGGGGGGAGAGGACCGGCTGCTGAGGGTGTACGGTGCTTACGGACGGCACGCCGGACAAACGTAACCGGCAAATATTGCGGGTGGGCTAGGCCCATCGGAGTCTCATAAGCTCCGAGTGCTAGGTGCGATTCCTAGACCCGCAACTGGATCGGCGGCGTGGTGGGAACACGCTAGTAAGGTGACCGCGAAACGAGGCAGAGGTGCATGACTTCGCGTGGGCAAACAGTTGACTGCCAAGCAGGTTCGAATCCTGCCCGATCCTTTGAAGTGGTTCCTGGTTGGTCGACAGACCTACCCCGAAAGGGAGAAAAAAAGACCACTCGGTTGCTTAGCAGGATAGGCGACCGCAGCCAGCTACGGCATCGAGTTCACCCAACAATAACGCATGGTTTGTGGGGAAATAGTAGCGACAGTGCGTGACAGCCGGAGAGACGGCAATTTGCTCCTGAAGTTATTGCGGTGGAACGCCTGGTTGTTTACCAGATGGCGTAGGTTCGAATCCTACCGGGGGCTTTGGATCGGAACATCGCTAAGCACCGTAATCAGTCGCGTTTGACGTGTTAAGCAGGTAGCCAATCCTGTCCGGTCCTTTTGGGTAGGAGAGTGTGGATCAGTGGCGGACTTGTACAAGGAGTCGCTGGTTGGCTGGTGAAATCGGTAAGACGGTTCCTGTAATGGGCCAAGGCATTCATAGTCCGAGACGCACAGTATACACCCTACCCGTTTTTTAACCGGAGATTTGCGATGAGACCGACCCAGCGAATACGACCAGCACGCAAGGTAGCCGCCTACAGCCATTGCGCCAAGTGTGGCGAACAGTACCAACTGACACACAGCAATTCTAAGAAGTGTCCTGCATGCCGCGAAGCCGACGCTCTAGCGACAACTGGCGTAAAGTTCTATCGCGTTCCAAGCTATCTATGTGCGTGCGGCAACACTGTTGCATTGTCGCCGTGCGTCATTTGTGTTGCGCAGAAGAAAATCCAAGCCGAAAAGGAGAAGCGATGAAGAAATTTAAGATTGGCGATGTGGTGCGATTGAAGACTGACAGTCCGGAAAGGTTAAGGCTGATAGTTCGATCGATCGACAGCGATCGCTTGGAGTGTACGTCCGAATGCGAACGCAGACGAGTCATATCGCATGGCGATGATTTTGAGCTAGTCGAGCGACCTGACCCGCAAGCCGACATGAAACAAGCAATTCGCGAGGTCTTGCTGTCAGATGAGTTTATGACAGCGTTTGCTGCGGCGTTTTTTTCTGCAACCGTCCCGCGACCAACACTTGAGCATCCGATCCTAGGCGTGAATCGACCGATGCGAAACGAGGCGCAGCTTTCGAAAATGGTGGAGATGGTCAGGCAATCCTTGACGACTGAACCCAACTCTTCGGAAATCCCGAATAGTTGCAAAGAAACACCAACACCAAACAGCAGTCACCTTGGCCAGATAATCGAGGTGCGTAATTACGAGGATGCTAACTGGCAACGCGCCGAACTGGAGGCGGTGTTTCCACACACTGAATTTGCCTATGTCGCCAGAGTAGAGAAAAACACTCGCGACTTTCCGACGAATTGGAGATACGGGAGGCTTGTGCAGGCAGATTGCAACAATCCAGAAATATCGAATGAATTTTCCGAGTTAGTCGCGATTGCGATGCAAATGGCTTGCGAGGAATTTGGCAGGGGCGACGGAGTTTTCAACAGCGCAAATTTCGAACACGCTTGTCGGCAAATTGTTGGATCGTCATGCAGTATTGATGGTCATGTTATAGCGTTTATTTTAGATGGTCGAAAAGATGTTGAAGCTTTGAAGGGCGGCAGGCATTATCGATATCTGGAATACGCAAGTAGAAATTATTCAGCACAAGAGCAACAATCGCACCCTCCAAAAATCCTGGATGGTTCGAGCAAGCCAACCCCTAAGCCATCGAAGACGCAACCGCCAAGCGACTATCGAATGCTGGGATCGGCAAAGGATGAGCCAAGGCAGGCAAGCGATCTTTATTGGTCGCTATCGGCGAAGAATTGGAATCCGATCAAGCCTAAACAAGTCGAGTACGCAAACCGCGATGACTGGGTGGCTTGTCGTAAGATCGAAGTGACGAGTCCCCCCCCAAAGCGATACCGCAAGCCGACACTAGCCGACCTAGCAAACAAGCCGATCGCGTGCGAGTATCGAGACTCAGACGAAGAGCAATGGAAAAGCGGCTTGCTGGTTTACGTTCTTGATGGGGATCAGCCTTTCCTTTGCGTCAACAAAGAGCGAAATATAGCTATTCAATGGAAGCAATGCCAGACCGAGGTGACAGGTGATTCTTAAACATAAAGCTTTGGCAGAGGCGTTTTTTACGTTGCTCGGCGTTTGCCTACTTGGTATCGTCGCGTACTTTTTCTCCGACGCGATAGGTCCAATACCGGACGAGCCGATCGAGCAGCATGTCGAGTCGGTCGAGTCGGTGACTCCCTACGGCGAACGCTCGGGGAGGTGGCAGGCTGTCCGCAACGAGTTCGTCAAGTTGCACCCCCGTTGCGAGGCTTGCGGTCTGTCGTGGGACTTGAACGTCCATCACATCAAGCCTTTCAAGGACCACCCTGAATTGGAGTTGGACATGGACAATCTGATAACGCTCTGCCGCGAGCACCACTTTCGCATTGGTCACGACCCAGACGGTCCATGGGGGTGGCGTAGACCATCCTGGACGCTTTACAACCCGAACGTTCGAGAGGATGTTAAACGATGGCACAAGAAGTAGCGTACAAGAAGTCGGTCAGTTACACGTTCGAAGTCGATGGCGAGCAATATGCGATCACCGACTGGGACGAAGACCTTACCACGCTGGAGATCGAGGAGACTCGAAAAAACGGTCAGGAGGACTGCCACATGAAAGCGACGGTTGTTTGGCAAGGCGGCGACACCTTCGGTCGCTATGCCTACGAAAGCGAGACCATCTCGGCTTACGAAAGCGCGGCGCACGCTCGAGACGTGCTGCGATACCTCAACGAGCACAATTTTGAGCCAGAGTAAAAATGACGCCGTGTTGGCAGTAGTTTCGAGACTTTTTCACGAAAATGGTGGTTTATGAGGAAAATTTTGGAGTGCTCGCAGGCTGAGGAGCACGAATTGATCAACAAGCTCGGCATCATGCTGCGGAATGCAGGCTTCAATGCGTCAAATTCGACGCTCGTAGCCGTTTCGTCGGACTACTCGTCCATTGCATGGCAGATCCTGCGCCACTTCCTGAGCCACGATGGCGAGGTTTGCGAAGGGTTCACTGTCGATGTCCCGTATCCCGACGAAGCGTGGAGTGGCGAATTCGAGCGATTGGCGTTGCAGGCATGCAAAATGGCTTTTTTTAGAGACAACCTGATTCTGATCGAAGCCGGCGTGATCCGCGGGAGCAACTACAGGCGATTGTGCGACCTGATTCACAAGCACTACCCAGGACAAGTCATTGTCACAAGCACCGTGTTCGAAAACGTGCATTCGGCGTTCAAGTCGGAGTTTGTTGCGCGGTACTACGACGACGAGACGCAAGACTTGACGTTCTGGTGGGAGGCTTACAACAAGCACTGGCCGATCGACATCCAAGAACGAAAACGACTGGCTTCAAAGGCTGTGTGGGGATCTGGGATGTGTCATACCGAAGCCATGCGTGCGAAACTGGAAGCGGATCAAGTCAAGTGGGATCCTTTGAAGCCACTGATCGGCACACGCCTTGTCACTCCAATGATTCTGGTCGACGAAAATGACGTAAGCAGTCACGGAAGCCATTGTCCAGGCATGGCGATTGGCAAGGACGATGCTGTCGATGCTGCCATGCTTCGCTTGGAGATGCAAATTTGGGACGAGGCAACTGGAAGCGAGGAGCTGGCACGGTGCGTTGGGATGCAAAGCACGTCCATGGAGACGCCGCGTCTTGCTGGGGAGTTGGCGTTGCTGGTTGGGTGGCTCAAACGCTTCGAACGTATATTGGGTGTTGAAGCAAAACAGCCAGGGCCACCGGAGCCTGAAGTACGCGGTTGACATTCAACAGCCGTCTGATAACATGATTGCGTGCTGAGTGGATTCGGCACAAAGAAAGAGACAAATTCCATGACCAACATTCGCCTTCGGGCGTCTATTCGTGCGTGTCTCTTTCGCACAGCTCACCCCCAAATCCACATCCTGGGGGTGAGCACGTATATGGCACGAGTGTAATGCCGAGCAATCGGCGCTTGTGCCTGCAATCGTTTGAGCAAGTTGTCCGATCTGTGGAAGACCGCCGAAGTGCATGGGAACGAGTCTAAGAAGCGTCCTGCGACGTGGAAAGGCTCCTAACCTCAAGGGTCGAACAGGAGCAACAGGCTGACCGATAGGTGGACGCAGGCGAAGAGAACGGCGGTTCTGAATTTGTTGCCGATCGGCAACAAAAACGGAGACCAAGCAGCGCTGGCTGCTCGCACCTTACCTTTGCCAAAGTAAGCCTATTTGTCAGTATCACGGAAAAAATCCCGTGATTTCCGGCACCTTGCGAGATTGCATCCTTATATGGGCCTGGGGTGCGCTCTTACCTGCCTGCTGCTTCGCGTTTAGCATCTTGCGCATATCGGAACGCGGTGCTCACGCTGATACCCATGGCTTTCGCTACTTCCGCGTGTTTCAAACCCTTCGCTCGCAGTTCAGCCGCGCGAGCTGGATTAACGCCAGCCTTGGTAGCGCCACGAATCCGACCTCGGTAAACGCCTTTCTCCTTCGCAACGGCGATTCCAGCCGCTTGGCGCTCCTTGGTGTTCACCTTCTCCCACTTCGCCATCGCAAACATGATAGCTGCAACTAACTCGCCGATGACACCTGAGAAGTCGAACTGTTGCGAGGTGCATACGAGCCGAACCTTCTTCGCGCCCCAATCGGCAAGCACCTTAACGCCATCAGACATCTCTCTCGATAAACGATCAAGCTTGTAGATCACCACGGTCTTGATAGCGCCGTTAAAAATGTCCTTTTGCATCTGCTCGAAGGCTGGTCTTTTAAGATCCGATCCATTTGCCTTGTCGATGTACCATGTGACGCTACCATGCTTAATGCCGTTTCCAGCTAGCCACTGCAAAATCTCTCGTTTCTGGCTAGCCTCATTCTGACATTCTGTGCTAACTCGAACATACGCTGCTACTGTCATCGAAATATCTCCTTCGAAGAAAACCATCGGTAAAACACCATCGGCATGATAGTGCGCAATGCCAATATAGTCAAGTAGGGTGGTAGCCTAATTGGTGACGTATTGCTAAGTGGGGTGGATGTTGCTAAGTTATTGCAAGGTGATTTTGCGCAGAAAGGGATGCTGATGGACAAGAATCGATGTTGGAAAGGATACGAGCCAGTGAAAGGCAAGAAAGCGTACAGCAGTGGGAGTTGCAAGAAAGCGACCTCCTCGACGAAGAAAAGTCCCCCAAAACCCAAGGCGAAGGGAAAGTAAGTTGCGACCGATCGTCATTGGAAAAGGAAAGAAGTACGGCGAGTTGACCGTAGTCAGCGAGGTTGCGTCCACTGGCAAGCGCAAGTTCCAATGCAAGTGTTCGTGCGGCAACGAGGTTGAGGTGCGTTTGGACCACCTGCAAAGCGGCCACACGTCGTCTTGCGGGAACTGCGGCGTAGAGCACAACGGCATGCGGATGTCGATCAAGGACTGGGCGATGTCTCATAAGATCAAAGAATCGACGCTTCGAGCTCGACTCAAGACGATGGGGATGCGAGAGGCGTTGGAAAGGAAATAATGAAACGATTGCTGCATCCAGAATCGACGATTGTGTTGCTGTTGAGCATTGAGCGATTTCGATGGTATCGGAAATGGATCGGTGGTCACTGGGAGTTGTGGTACATCGACTTCCCGGTTACTGCCGATATCTGGTTTCACCTGCCAGAGTGCAGCACAGCAACCAAAAGCAGACCTTGCAGTTTAGCCAGGGGCGGACCGATCTGTGAGGATTACGTTGCGCAATGAACACCAAGGAACTGCAAAAAGTGGCGGAAGCCGAAGCGAAGCGATTCGAACGGCAGATCTTGGCGCAGGTCGATCGATTCCACTACGACATGCGACATCCGTACTGGCGAGAGGAACTTGCTGAGCACATAAAAAATTGTACCAACACAAAAAGTGTTGCGGAGAGTAGTTGACATGCGACTTGCTTTCGGTACACTTACGCATGCTCTTTCATCGGGAGCAAATCTCCAAAGAAGCTGCGGGACTCCTGTCTCGCGGCTTTTTCCATTTACTGACGCGAAGTCATGTCCTACTACGACCTAGCACCAAAAGATCCAGTAGAAAACCTGGAGTGGCGAATCCGATGCAGGGAGCGCGCCTTGACCGACAAGCGGTTCCGCGATGCGTTGCTGCAAGCCTGCGAAACCGACGTGCTGTTCTTCTTCGCGTTCGCTCTGTGGGTGCATGAGCCGCGAGCCAAGGTCAAGATGAAGCCGTTTGTTCCATGGAATCACCAAGAAAAGGTGATCACGGCGATCGATGATGCGATCACAGAGGCGATGGACACTGAGCATCCAGTGTCGGTGACGATCCCCAAAAGCCGAGCGCAAGGCGGGACATACGTGTACCTCGGGGCGCAGATCAGGCGAGCTTTGTTCGAAAAAGGCTTTTCGTCGGGTTTGGTGACTCGGAACGAAAAGATGATGGATTCAAAAGATCCAACCGCGGTAATGAACAAGTTATCCACGATGCTTGACAAGCTTCCGTTGTGGATGCTCGACGGATACAAGCGGAATATCGACGACCACACAATTCTTTTGCCAACTACGGGTTCGATATGGGTTGGGTTTGCTGCAACGAGTGACGTTGCTCGGGGTGGTCGGACCACAATGTTCGCGTTCGACGAAGTTGGATCCGAAGAGTTCATCGCAAACGGCATTGACTACAAAATCATGTCCAGCGTTGCGCATGTGACTAATTGCGTCGTGCTTTGCTCCACCTTCGGTGCTGATACGGGAGTGTTTTACGAGTCGGCAACTGACACGGACAACCCGAAAGTCTATTCCCTCGACTGGAAGGATAACCCAGAGCACGCCAGATTAGCCTACGTCAAGCAGGATGGGGTGGTTAAAGCGATCAACCCTGACGAGCAAGAGGAAGTCGAAAAGTACATTAAGTCGCATGAGCGAGAACTGCGGACGATCGAGCGCAAGGGACACAAAATCGAAGGCAAGGTGAGATCTCCCTGGTACGACTCTCATTGCTTGGTCCCAGGGTCTACTCCGCGGTACATCGCTCGAGAGTTGGACATGGACGCCAGGGGGTCAGCCGGCAAGGTGTTCACCACGGACCTGTTGGACCGAATGAAACGGGAGAATAGCAAGAAGCCAGTCTGGAGAGGCAAGCCGGTGTTCGACAGCGAAACGCTTGAGCTCAAAGGTCTCATTCCCGACGAGAACGGTCCCTTGTCGCTCTGGTTCAAGCCAGGGATCGACAACAGACCAACACTTGGTCCATTCACAATCGCTTGCGACATCGCGTCAGGCGGCGTTGGTGCCTTCGCGTCGAACTCCGTAGCGTCGGGAATTGACAATCGAACAGGCGAGCAAGTTCTTGAGTACACGGTCAAAGGTCTTGAGCCGCGTCCGTTTGCTCGCATCGTAGTCGGATTGTGCTTGTGGATGCGAAACGCATTGCTTGGATGGGAGGACTCGGGTGTCTCTGGAGGTTTCGCCAAGGAGGTGCGTGAGGTTTGCTACTACGGCAACATTTTCTATCGGGACGTCGATCAACTCGGATCCCAAACGAAGAGTCGTAAGGCTGGGTTCCCGTGCCGTGACGCCGACAAGGCGGATATGTTTGAGCAGTTTGCGTTGGCGATGGAGAGTGGAGAGTACACTCCAAGGTCCGAGGAAATGCTTGTTGAGTGCGGCGAGTACGAGTGGGAAAACGGAAGAATTATCCACGCTCCGACCAAGAACAAAGGTGCGACAGAGAAGAATCACGGCGATCGAGCAATCTCCGCTGCGGGTGCTTGGTTGGTATTTTCTACCGATAATCCTGGAAAAAAAATTGACAGCGATGTTGAAACGGGACAAACTCCAGAGTATGGTAGTTACTTATGGCGGGAACGCCAGGAAAGACGTAGCGTCGATATCGGCAGTCCGATGTACTCAATACGCGACGTTTTGAAGCGATAAGCAAGGAATCTCAGGTTAATACCTGGAGGAAGCAAAGAATGGCTGACGAGTTCGCAGAAAAGACACTGACAGCGATTGGCAAGCTTGCTGACAAAGCAAGAGCTAGCCAAATTGCAGACAAATCGCTAAAGTTTTCGCAGTCGGCTCTGACTTCAACTCATTCGTGGGGTACGCATGGAGGGGATCGCTCTTCTCTGTCAAGTTTGCTAAGCGAATCGGTTGACAAGTTGGCTCAGGCGGCGTTGAAGGCGATTCAGCAATCAATGGACGAACAGGATGCGGACTGCGCACAAAAGTATTCGCAATCGGCTCAATATTTGACGCAAGCGAAAGCATTGCTCACAGGCGAGAAGACCCCATCCAGCGGGAAAAAGTAGCTGGAAAAAGCTTAGTTAAGCGATAGGCTGGCGATAAAACCCAGTCGGAGTCGTTCGGAAAATCATCCGTACCATTTCGACTGTAGATGTTTGATCTAAAAGACCAGCAAAAACGAGATCGGCTTTACAAGGCAATCCGCTCATCGCGGGATGCTTTGGAGCCTTTTCGTCGCGTTCGGCAGACGTTGATTAAGGATTACGTTGGCTCTTGGTACACCGAATCAGGCGCAGAGAACAAGACTCTCGTCAACTTGATGAACCAGACGGCACGTATCTACACGGTCGCTCTGGCTGCGAACAACCCTAGCGTCTTGGTCTCGACTCCACGAATGGACATGCTTCCGTTCGCAAGGCGTTTTGAAGTCAACCTCGCCAAGCTCATCAGCGACATGGCTCTTGATGAGACGTTTAGGATGATTGTCCTTGATGCGTTCTTCTGTCTCGGGTGTGGCGTTGTCATGATGCGTGACACGGACACTCGCTTTCACGGACTTCTCGCGTCAGAGGAAGATGTTTGGCTCGATCCAGGTGAGCCTTGGTTCAATCGAGTGTCGCTTGACGATTTGATTCTCGATATGACCGCCAAAGAGTTAAGCAAGATGCGATATTGCGGACATCGCTATCGCGCTGACTTTGAAAAGGTGATGGATGAACCTGGGTACGACAAAAAGGTCAAGGACAAACTTAGACCGACCAACAGGGAACACCATGATTCGGTAGGCGCTACTCGAGACATGGCTTCGGACTGGGGGAGTGCTCAGGATGACGATCTCAAGGACATGATCTGGCTCCAGGACATCTGGATCGCCGAAAACAACACAATTGTCACCTTGCCTTGCGACCAGCAAGACATGGAGCCGCTCATCGAAAGACCATGGACGGGATCCCAAGCAGGTCCGTACAAGTTCTTGTCGCT